GTATTTTTCAGTCTCCAATAATCAAAAGTGGAATATGTGAGATCACCTGTGCTACCAGCGGGCATGCTACCCAATTCAAAGGGAACACTTAATGAATATGACTTTAATCTGGCCGAACTGGTACTAATCCGGCCCATGATCCAAATTTTTTGTCCGTCTTCTTGTACCTGAATTCGTTTTACACCACCAGTAAAACCTGTATCTCTAGCTTCTATTTCACTACCACTACTACCAGTATCAGGATCAGGTGTTGTATCTGTAATATTATCGTCAAAAGTCCAACCTACCGACGGAAGAAATGTACTAGACTCACGAAATCTTTCTGCAACATTACGAATAGGGCGCCCGTTAGCCACATTGTCGGCAGCAATCAAGTTATCTGCGTATATTAATGGTGCGCCAATTCTTACACCGTTGTATAAGTTATGATTACGTCCCATTAGGCTGCATCCAATTGCTCATAAGATAACAGAGCCTGAAGTGTATCAGAATCTGAAGAAATTAGTTGAGTGTTGGTACGACGCATCACAAGACGATCATCTTCTGTCAAGTAAATAGAACCTTCAAGAACAGGTAGAGACTGACGAATAGGAATATTAATATCTTGTGCAAAAGACGTAACAATATCTGTGCCAGAAGAGTCATGAACAAATTCAATAGTAATAGCATCAGCGATAGATTGATGAACATTCGTCACACGAATAATATTCAATTTAAGAACTTTATCTGTAATACCTGATAAAACAGTAATATCAGAGTCTGTATAGTTATTAATTGTCTTTCCTACAGTAGACCCAAGAACTGTTGAGACATTAATAAGATTGGGATTGGCCATTTTTCTTTCCTTTATAGAATCTGTTTATCCACCAAAGATCATACTCAAAACTACTGCTTTACCAGTTGGAGTGCCAAGTTCAACATCACTACCAAGTTTAGCAGTAGTAACAGCACCGGCACCAATTCCATTAGAATCTAAAACTAGATTTAAAATATCGGAATCGTTTCCAGTAATCTGAGATTGTAAAGATGTAATATCAGAATCATTAGCATTGATTTGGGACTGTAAAGATGTAATATCAGAATCATTTGTGGTAATCTGAGACTGCATTAATCCTAAAGCAGAATCAACAGTTTCAAAATTCACATTGATTTTTAGTGCCGCAGTCCTAAGTGTGTCGCCAGTATTGTCGTTGACAACTGTACCACGATTTAATATATTATCTGAGTCCAAATGATTGAAGACGACCATCTTTAATTGACCTTTTATGTAAGTGTTCTAATGTTTATTTATGCTGAATCTACACCAATTATCGGATAGAAATCAAAAGCATTTTCATCAAATGTTTCAATAGTATTTGAGAAGTCAATACTCACAATTCTATTAAGTCTATCAAGAGTGAAAATTGATCCACTATCATCTAAGAAGTGTTCATCACTATCAGATAAGTTAAATCCAATATAAGTGTTGTCATCATCTGCGCTGAATCTTTTTGAATTAGTGCTTAAAGGTTCTGACCTTTCAACATACTGATTATTATATGGAGATGTGTTTAGAATAGAAGCATCTTCATCATAGTAATTATATCCACCATCACCATACATACGAACTTCTAGTGTATCATCAATGACTGTTACATTTGATCTTCCACCTATACCAACAATTGACATAGGTGCTGTATTTGTAACTGTAAAGAATTCTGCTGCACCAGCAAGATTGGCAATTGGTAATGATACGGGAAGTTTTGTATTTGTTACTTTTGTTTCAAATCTAACTTCTGCAAAAAGAGCCCAACCTCCGGGGTGAATATATTTCTTATAAAGATCTCTCCATACAGAAATCGGCAAGTCAGAACGAATCAAAGTTGAATATACTTGATAGAAGAACGAATCTTGAATAACCTTTAACGATTCAGATCCAATTTCAGATTCACCGACTATGAACATTGACTTCTTTGGATATTCTAATTCAATATCAGAACCAAATAGAAACTTTAAAAATCCCTGAGAAGATACTGGTGTGCCTTTTGTCTTGTAGAAAAATGGCAACAATTTAATAATAAATCTAGGAATATCAAAATTGACAGGTGCCAACCCAGATGCAAGTTCATCAAAAATAAATGCCAAAAATCTATCAGCAGTAATCTCACGATCTTTTAAATAAGCAATAGCTTGTAATTCACTTACAGGTTTACGTCCACTTGTGTCTCCATATGTATGCGTCAACCAGTAGTAATACTTATCTAATAACTGAACAAAGACAGGATATTGATCCTGAAAGTGTTCAGGTAAAGCAGTATCAACAGATGGTTGATGAAATAATAATTTATTTCTGTTTAAATCTGTAAGTGTGTTACTCATTAGTTAGTAGTACCTGAAACGGAGTTGGCAATATTAACATCTTGAACAGCAGAAACCAAATTTTCTCCCAAAGAAATAACTTCTCCCCGCAATGGTTTAATTACGGAGTCGTCTGCTGGTATTGTAAGTGTTCTAATGTAACTATTACCACTATTAATACTCGTTGGCTTAAATCCAGTTAAAAATACTTTACCATTGTTAGGTTCATAGTAACCAATATTGTCTTTAAGAACAGTATTATTTTGATCTATGATTTGTAATACAGTTGAACCTAATCTATTCGCAATTTTACACAACGTATTATTGAATGTAAAAAGGTCTGTTCTTACTTTTAATGATTGTGTATCAGGTTGTGCAATTGTATTCAAGAAACTAATTTCATAATCAGCAGTGACAATTTCATTTGTATTAGGATTAATCAAAGGTTCAAATCTACTTTCCTGTTCAATACTTACTTTTGACGAAAGAATAGCAGCATCAGTATTATCAATTGTAGTTGTAAGTTTAGACTTACGGAATACGTCATTGAACTTGCCAAGATTTTCACTCGCAAAAGATGTCACTGTAGATTTAATTAAATTTTGCATACTTTGAACAGTTCTATTAGTCAAAGATTTGTCATACTTAATTTCTGTTGTTACATTTAAGAATGTAAATGTTGGGTCAACAAATTCCATATCAACAGAGATAATAGAAAGTGGACCAGTAATATTATCACGAATACTGTTTCTAATCAATGTTTTTTGAGTATCACTAACATCATTCTCATAGATAAGTGATACAATAACTTTTCCATATTTTGCAGGAACATTATCTTCTCCACCCCATGCATTAACAGATTTGATACCGGGAATACGAGACTGAATAATTGATGTATAATCACCAGCAGTAACAAGTCTAGAAGATGCTAACAAGTTGAGTGGTGCATTAGAACGAATAGATTCAATAGATTCTTTTTCTGCACCTTGAGCTGCAACTGCAACTGTATTAACAGTTAGTGGATATGATACAGCATTAACTTCAACTTGATTTGTTGCTGTAAATGTAGAAGCACGGTTAGCAGCAGTGCCATTTGATGATAAATATTCAACCCGAATAATGTTGCCCGGTACTGGTGCTGTTCCTGTTGCTTGACCATCACCAAAACTAATTTCATAAAAACCATTGTAAGTTTCTACAGGAAGAAATAACTTAGTGTCCTCATTATATTGTTTGATGGAAGAACTTTGTTCATAGATGTCAAATTCATCAGAACTAGCAGTATCAAATACCTGCACAGTCATAGTAGAAAGATCAACATCAGTATCAGGAATAACATAAACTTGTCGCTCTAATGCATCATTACATCTAAAAGTTTTAACTCTTAATATACCTTCACCGATTAAAATGTTGCTATCACCTGCTTCTACTTCAAATGTAAAAATTCCTGCACCGATTCTATCATATCCAATATATTCTTCTAAAGTAAAGAACGTATATTGAACACCATCTACAGTTGTCTTAAACTCAGTGAATTGTGGTAAAGTAATAGACCCAGGCTTAGGTGACACACTTGTCAAATTAACAGACAAAGTTACTGTTGCTTTAGCACCACTTTTAGATCGTGGTACATAACCAAGATTAAGAGCATGGTTAATCATTGCAGAACGAGTCTGTGCAGTGCTAAGGAATGATTCGTTCAAACCAAAATTTGCTAATAATGCATTTTGATGAGTGTTTAATGCTAAAACATCAAGCAATACAGAAAGCCCAGAACCTTCAAAATCAAAGTCTGTAAACTCAGTCTGCCCATTTAAATAGTCTTTTAAACTAGTTTTGATATCGTCAAAGTTGAGATTGGTTGTCTGAATTGTTTGTTTGCTTGCCATTTTTATTTAATCCTTGTTAGTGATGTATTTAATACCACCACTTCATCAGTTGATATAATCTGAAACTTAACAATAACACGCAAATCATTAGCATCAATATTATTTATTACCTGAACCTCCAAAACTCTTGCTCTAGGTTCATAGTTTTCAATAGCAAAAACAATGTCGGTTTCAATTTCATTTGTAATATCTGGATAATTTAGATCAAATAAACGACTGCGTAAATTAGCACCAAAGAAATAATTAAAAGGTTTTTCACCATGATTTGTCAATAGAATGTTTTTAATGGACTGCTTAACTGCTGCCGCATCTAGTTTCTTGAAGATATCACCAGAAGGCTTTGTGTCCAGAGACAAGTCAATGTCTGAATAGTCACGTTCTTTTCTAGCAACAACAACTGATGTATTGTTTAAATTTTTATCTTCTGCTGCGAAGCTACGACGCACTGCCATCTAAAGGTCATCCTGTTTTTATTGTTATTTATACAGCATTCACGAAACACATTCTGCTAGTGCATTGTTAATTAAAAGATTGTAATTAAATTCTGTAGAAATATTGCGACTAAATGTGCCTGTGAATTTATCACTAATATCAGGCATAGTTACAACAATACAAGCATTTAAACTACCATCTGGATTAATAGTATCATATGATAAAATCATTTTTTCAAAAAGATGGTTATCTTTCCAATATACTGCCAATTCAAACGTTTTTTCAAGAGCAACATTTCCTTTTTGGTCAATCACCTCAAATACGCAAGACCGACCTTTTCCTGCTAATTCTTTAATACCACCAGATGTAAGTGTTTCTGTTGTCTCTGGAAGATATAAACCTTCTGTTACAGACAATGAATATTTTTGTCCAAACTTATCTTCTGAGTTATTAAAACCTGTCATCATAACACCAAACATATAATAATGTCTTGCCAAGTTTTGACGTTCTGCAAGAGTAGGAAAATCATTTAATGTTGCTTGTGATAGGGATTGTGATATGAATCTACTTAAAGAAATGCCTCTACCAAGTTTAGTACCTGTGGCAATTTCAGATTTACTCATAGGATTAAATTGCTTTTCAGGTAAAACTCTTTTCACATTTAAGAATTCTTTATATTTGTTTTTGTATATTTGACCTGATCCATATTTGCGAGTGCCAAATTTTGCAGTTGGTTCTTTTTTTACAATACGTTTAACTTCTCTAAGTTGGTCAGATTTGAACCCAGAGTTTAGTACTCCTAATGAAACACAAAAAGAAACAAACAAATCATCAGAAAGATTGTTTGGTTCTCTAAGTTTAGACCGCACTTCTCTAGCGGTAATATCATCTCTTCTAATAATCATTTACGGCACCTGATTAAATTTAGTGTTACTGGACTTCTTTGAAGTGTTTTCTCCAATTTTATTCATTTCCCTTAAATCAATATTTTCTAAAATCTTGTTATCAACATCTACATCAATATTTAAAATACCTTTATTGGAGCGACTTAAAGTGTCACCGACCATACCAAGTGTTGCTGATACTAAAGAAGTCACAGCGGATGCTGCTCCAGTTGGTGCAGGGCCAGGAAACACAACGGCGCTTGCAGCAACGCCAGCTTCTTTTGAGAACCCTGTAAAATAATTACCATCAAATACATTACCTTTATAGTTGTCACCAGTATAGTTTACAGACTCGCCACCCACTTGACCTTCAGGGGCAATAACAGCCATATATTCAGAAGTCATATTGAAATTTTTAGTTGCAATATCAATTTCAGTTTCAGCAGACATATGAGTTGAACCAGAAGTTCCATACTCAGCATTACCATCTGTCCAAAGATTTAGATTGCCTTTTGTGATAAGATTCTGATCATCAAGGGATAAACGTGTTGTAGTTTTTGTAATTGTTTCAGACATATGACCAAGAACAGTTGTAATTTTATTCTCTTCGATTGTTTCTGTTTTTCCTTGACCAATTGTTTGAATATATTTACCACCTACTTTGAGATTAAAGTTTTGTTTTACGTCTAATTCATAATCACCTGTTACAGTCATCTTTACATCACCATCATAGGTAATATTTCCATCACCTCTAACATAGACTGTAAAATCATCTCCTACCACTTGAATCATTTTATGATGCGCATTCAATACAACTACACCATCTGCATGAAACTCCATACCAGAACCTGAAGTGTGAACAGCAGAAATTCTTGGTTGGTTTGGTGTATCATCTATTTCAATACGGTGACCAGATGTTGTCTCAGTTACCTTATTATGCGGGTATTTCGGATTAGCGTCAACAGGAAAAAGTGAAGGGCCATCATAAGGACCACCACCCATCTTTAATTTAGGTTCCCACTCACCTCTTGCCGCTCGGTTTGTTGTAGGTTGATTTTGATATTCTGGTTTAGGAAAGTTTTTCTGTGGGTCTTTGAATGCAATATTATTTTTACCAGTAACAATATCGTTACGTGATTCTGTTGTTCCAGCCGTGCGATCATCTAAAGCCGAATTTACATCATCTTCACCTTCAGGTTCAACAAACTGTCTAAGTTCAGAAGCAATACCAACTCGATCATAGATATTAATCTCCTCTAAAATTTTATCTTCTTCATCAGATTCTTTTCTGATAATTGCTTCAAGAAGTCTCTCTTGTTCAAAAGGAGATAAGTCAGAGATTTTAGTATCTAGATTGAAATTTTTGTTTGCTAAAAAAGTAGGGTAAGTTCTGTTAGTATCGTTTGGGTCATTAGATGCGCCAGCTTCAGCATGCACATCCATGATATATCTTCTGATAGTTTTGTCTTTATTTTCAACTAGAACAAAATTTCGCAGTGCATTAAAACCATCCTGCATGGTAGGATAAATGTTATTCCCACCATAATCAACACCTAATGCACCTCTACTGATTGCTCTTTTTGTGCTACCTGTTAGATTACCGGGGTTGTTATTTCTATATGCTCTATCACCTGTGAAGGTTTCTACTCTACCGTTGGATAATTTAACTTTTGTTCCATTAGATGTAGCAGATAAAATTTCTACATATGCACGGTCACCAGCCATTATTGTAATCCAATCATTTCATCTGTAGAAAGAGCGCCAGTTGATCTAGTTCGTTCTTTGGTTTGAATATTCTCTTTACCAAAAATATTTTTTACATAACTAGGCACATCAAAATTAGGATCAGAACGTCTTTCAGGATCAATATCCACATGACCCCAAGCCTGTCCTCCGGGGTGAACTGTATAAAATGCCCTCATAAATGCCTTAAATGTATTCCATTGTTCGGGTCTAAAAGTGCTGTCATCACGTTTTCTACCACGTTTAGAACTAGACCCTACTATGCCACCGACAAAAGAAATACCAATAGAAAATGGATTATGACCTTTCAGACAATGCGCACCAATTTGAGAAATGGGTCTAGCAACTTGTAAATCACCATTTCGAAGAATTAGAAAGTGATACCCCACATCTTTAAAACCACGATCTTTAACGTGCCAACTATACACATCCTCATAATTAACATCTTGATCTTCATAGGTATCCGTATGATGCACCACAACTTCTGTAATATCTCTAGTGCAAGACCTAATAATAGATTCCATTTCTTCATAGGTTTTAAGAATGGTGCGAGATTTGATATTTTTCATTTCAATAACTTCAACACTTGATACACCAAATCCATCAGACTTATTATCAAGAACTATATTATCTTGCAAATCTGTAGTGTCTGTAACATTCTCTAAAATAGAATTGGAAGTAACTTTAGTAGATGTAATTTTTTCTTCTATAAATTTTGAAGTCTTGTTAATATTGTCTGTAGCAGTATTTAATAAAGGTTTAGTAGTAGAATTATCTGCTACTCCATCATAAATTTTTTCTGCTACACTTCTAACCTTTGTAGTAAGTTCTTTTGCCGTGTAAGACTTATCCGGGTCACGTTTGATAATAGGAGGCAAAGTAGAAGCTACAGCATCTGTTGTCACTGCTGTAACAGTTCTGTTCAAGTTAGCACCAGTTCTGGATTGCTTATAGAAAGTATTGGCATCAGAGTTTTGTGGTGATTTGCTTAAACTTCCAAATTCAGACAACTCATTACCTAAAACTCCTATACTAAATCTTCTTTTAACATCACCTCTTCTTGTATAGCTTTCATCGGCAATAGTGATAACTTTAATGCCCAGTTTAACAGCACCCGGAACAGCATCTAATGGAGAATTGCGAAGTTTTTCAAACTGACCTTTTGCACTATCAATGGCATTACGAATATTATTCAAAAGAGAATCAATATTTCCAACTACCTGTTTTACTTTCGTTGTTACACTTCTAATATTAAACGGCATTATTGTCCAAACCTTTCAAGAGCATCATAGGCAAACGATCTTCTTGTTAATTTTGTTTCTTCTGTATCATCAATTTTTAAATACTCACTGGTAAAAATATCAACAGCTTCTTCTACTGATTTTGAATTTGCTAATGCACCAGAGTTAAATCTAGGATCATTTTTCAATTCATACAAAATATACACAACTTGAGAATCCAATTTGTTTGGGTCTAACTTATTTTGCGTGCAGTATTCAAAGTAAGCTTGTAGACGTTCGCCTTGCCATCCGACTAAACCAAATTTTGGTGTTTGTGCCATTTTATACTACCCTTCCTGTATTACCCAAAGTTTGTAGTGCAGGATCAAGATTGTGATTTGATTGCACTGCTAATGCACCTACAATAGCAGCAGCAACATTTTCATTATATCCATTGTCAACAAATCCGTTGTAAGTTTTTTCTGCGTTACTATTTCCACGCAATTCTTGTGTAACAGTCACATCATTGTGAGTTGCATTTTTTGTTGGAGTTAATGGGTTGATGTTTTCTGTAGGCAATTCTATTTTTGGCATTGTTCCTAAAATTATAGGATTTTGAGACTGCTCTCCATCTAAAAATAATCCAAACACCCATGCTCCTTGCTGAATACCGTTAGGAGATCGACCTATACCAGATATTCCTCCTTCTGTTGCAGATACCATAATAGTAGCCCAAGGAAGATCATCTGTGGGAACTTGGTCGGTAAAAGGTGAATGCACACCAAATACACGAACTCTAACACGACCCAATTTCAATGGATCGTTCATATTGTCTTCAACCACACCGATAAACCAGCGTGTGCTATCTCCGTAAAAACTATTCATCAGACTGCATTAACCGTCTCTTGCGAAAGATTTTTCTTATTGTCATATTTAGTTATATTCATTACAACAGAGTATTTCGTATTCTTAAAAAAGTGTCTTGTTCCAAAAATCATGTATTTGCCAGTTAATTTCTTGTCTGATACACGTTCAATATTGTTAGTTTCATCTTCAATTGCAATATTTTTAGGAACAAAGATATCAATCATTTTACCTATGATAGATTGTTTTTGCATAAATCTATATCCGGGCAAAGTGATGTCCATCTGTGTTTTAGCCATCAATGATCTAAGTGCCTTTGCTTCTGCTTTTTTCAAATGATCATCAGAGATAATTTCTTCATTTAAACTATTAATATTATCAAACAGTGAAGCAGTTACAATTTGACTATTAATAGATGAAACGCCTTCATGGTATGCTTTATCGTTCAAAGTAAATTGTGCATCATAATTTATTGTGTCATTTACTTTAGGCATTTTATTAATACCTTCTGTAAAACGGTATCTCAATTCAGTTGGAATATCTTTACTTGTATCTAACCAAAGATACTGCGCACCATACACGTTATTTTTAAATAAATGTGTACTAGATTCATTATTGGCAATGCTCATTGTTTTAATTTGACGACTCGTTATATCAATCTCTTGGTCAATTGCTGCACCTGTTCCTGCACTGTAGTTGAATACCTTGTCCGATACTCTAGTGGAACCTAACATTGTTTCCAAAGATTCAAAAATAAGACCATCTTCGTGTAAAGAAGAGTAGAGATAAAAAGGCGCACCATTTACACTGGTTGCTCTTTTTGATATTTCCATAATCATTTGTAAAGGGTTATGTGTGTATGGAGCAATGTATCTCAAAGTGTCCTGAGAAGATATATCTGACCTAACAGATACTCCTAAATGGTCATTCAAAATATCAGAAATAATCTGTTCAGGTTTACCTTCATAAGTTCTACTAAATCTTGTCATTTCAGAAATTATAACATGTTCTTCAACAAATGTCAATAGAATGACAGACGAATGATCGTTTGCTTTTGCCTGTCGTGTTACACCTGTAACAACAAATCTTTTCTCTAAGAATTTAGTTTTGTCGGGATCAAACATCTTAATATCAATATATTCTTGACCCATAAAATTCACATGATTAGAAATGTTGCTTGAGTCGGCAATAATTATATTACCAGTAATATATGGTTTAGTAATGCTTTCAAAGAAAGAAATTTCTGCAACATTTCTTGAAATGTCAACATCCGAAAATCTACCAGAAGGGCAAGAGACAACTACTTCATGATAGCCATAATCATATGGGGAGGTAAATAATCTCTGCATTTTAAGTTCTCAGTGTCGTTTTAAATGTTCCTAAACCTTTTTGACCATTAGTTATAACAATAGGGTCTGTATTTTCTTCTGTCTCAAGAACAATATTATTGAAAGAATTAATTACATCTTCAATAACATCAGGTTTAATAACTTTGATTTGCAATTTAGACTCATTCTCTTTTTCAACTCTCTCAAAGTATGTGACAGGTGTAAGTAATGCAGGCTCAATATCATTATAGTTAGCAACAATATAAGTATCAAAAAGGTTTTTAATAGATGTTGTAGCATCAGCACTATCAGAATAAGATGTGCCAACTGAATTATCAAAGTAAGTATCAAACTCTTCTGTTACTGAATTATTGAAAGTTACCCCTAATGGTGCAGTAGAAATTACATCATTGTTCTTATCAATTAATCTAAAAACATCAACTTCTCTTGTTTCAAATTTAGAATACTCATTTGGAGTTAAGTATACCAAAGGTCCAGCAATATCAACCTGATCATTTAAATCAGATAAAAATATACCGTGAATGCCGCTTGCTTGAGTATTATTTGCTTCTGCTGATAATCTGATAAAGTTCCATTCAAATGTTACTTGTGATGTAACATCGATAAGATCGGTACTTAAATTTAATGTGGACAAATCGGCATCAGATTTCAATAATGCAATTTGACCAGTTCCTGTACGTCGTTTAATCCATATACCAAATGCACGTTCAACACCAAGTGAACCAAAATTTGTAACTGCATATAAATATGAAGTCGGAGTACCATTAATTTGTGCCGACTCACAGGTCATAGTGTAGGCTGGAATACCAAGTTCTGTATTATTTCCGGAGTTTCCATCTGCATATATTATAGATGAACCAAAACTATTCCAGTTAAGTGGATTTGAGTTATCAATGACATTATAGTCTTTATAATATGAATACAATTCTAAATCGCTAGCATTGTCAGATGCAATAATATTATCTGTATTAGCAGCAGAGAGTGTTGAATAGATAGTAGTTAAATTATATGTAGAAGTGCCTGAATCAAATAAGAGGAATTTACCTTCAGATTCTTGGGCAAAAGGTGCAGTTGGTTCAACATCAACATATCTAGCAGAATCATCTTCATAGTGATGAATAGCATTATATTCAACCACTACAGCATCAATTGTAGCAGTAACAACAGAATCATTTTCTGTAGCAGATATGATTTCTCCTGCTGTGAATGACTTTGTGCCTTGAATAATAATTTGACCAAAATCTAAACGTCTTTTTAGAATAGTCCCTTCTACACCAGAAGTCAGACCTCTAACTTTTGTACCAACTTTAAATTTATTATCTAAATTATTTCTAGTTAAAAGAACAGTATTTGGATAGTCTTCTTCTGCCTTTTCTTTCATATCATTATAACTTAGTGGCCACCCGTGCAAACGAACATCATCATTTAAAAGGTAGAGTGTCCAGTGATAGTCAGTTGTTCCATAAAGTTTTTGTGAAATTTGGTCTGGTCTATCTCCATCTTGAAGATTATAATAAGTGTATACAGAAACATCATCTTTAATTTGATCAATCAAATCAATATAAACATGTAAATCAGTAAACCTTGTTGGTTTTACTTTGTTACCAAAAAAATAATCAATCTGAGGAAAATTAGTAAAATATGACATTAGTAACCTCTTTCAGCAATATCAGTTGCCTCAAGTGTACGCTCTTCTTGGAATGCTAATGAAATGTTCGTTTGTGTGTAATTACCATCTTTGTGAAATGTTCCGGTTTCACTATTAAAGCTAGTAGTTACTCCTGTTAGATAGCAAGGCAAGATTTTTGGTTGTAAAACTTTTCCGCCGTAAAACATGGTTATCAAGAATTTAGTTGGAAATTTATAAAATGCTTTATCTTTACCAATAGTGGTAGGATACATGTATGTACGAAATGTTTTTAGAATAGTTTTAATTTCTTCTGCTTCAGAACTTGATGTTGGCATCATAGAAAAATTAAAATTAAAAGACCTCATGCTCACCGAATTAAAAATGGATTGGGTGTGTGGATTTGATGCTTGCTGCAATCCTGCTCTAATACCACCTCTAATATTTTCAGGTATAACAGGTGCAGTTGCTAATACGTTTTGTGCAATACGATTAAAAATGCCACCACCAGAAGCTTCTTTTGCATTATCAAAACTGGTTCTCATTTCATTCATCACATTCTCGGCACTTAACCCTTTGTCTTTTAAGTTTTGAGCAACTCTTCTTGCTTCTCTACCCAAATTCCCAAGATTTATATTTTCATATTGAACACCATCTTGAATTTCAAATCCGGGAGGCATGTATAAAGTAACAGATGCTTCTCTCATTTTAATTTGCTGTCTGTTTGATACTGTTCGTTTACTAGTATCACTTACTGGTAGACCATCTTCAAGTCTTGTGAGGGGCTGAGAAGATAAATTAACTTGAGAAGTAGTTCTCACCACATCAAATCTAATATATCCCGGATATCTTTCTATAGACTTTCCCGGTTCTTCAATTGGATACCTATAACTCGCCCCAAAACTTTTTGATATATCAACATCAAATTTATTAGGTTGGGATGAACTTCTTACACTAGCCATTAGTGATCCTATAAATATTTGAATAGTTTATACTTATTTATATGGTGGTTATGAAAACTTACAAAGGTAAATACAAGTTAAAGAAACCTGAGAAATACGACGGAGACCATACACAGGTTATTTATCGTTCAGGTTGGGAGAGATTTGCATTCAAATGGTGTGAAAATCAGGAAGACATTAAATCATGGTCTTCTGAAGAGACTATCATACCATATATTAGTGCAGTTGACAACAAATATCATCGGTATTTTGTTGATTTGAAACTAAATATGAAGGACGGTAGTGTTGTTCTGGTAGAGATTAAACCAGATAAACAGACCCGACCACCAAAGA